TCTGTGTCAGCTGCAAATCCCGGGATAGACTCAAGGATTGTTGCTACTGCTGGACTTGTTACTAAGAAGTTAGCGCCGCCACGTAATGTTTTTGCGTGAATCTTATTAGATACTTTTTGAAGTTTAGTACCTAAAGTTTGGAACCAACCACCTTGTGTATTATAGAAACCATCAGGATTTCCAGAACCAGCGTTTGTTTGTGTAAATCCGGTACCGTTCCATGTGTTGTTGTTTAATGCTGACCAATACTCAGTAGTTGGTGCTGCAGAAATTAACATGTCTAGAATTTCTAAATCGATTTCCATGGATACATATTCACTCAACATTGAAGTCAATTCAGCTTCAGCATCAATTGAATGGTATGCATTTAAATCTTGAGCAAACTCTGGTGTCCAAACTGCTTTCAACTTACGAGTCTTAGCAACGATTGGTTCTGATTGCATTTCCAAATTGATTTCTGCAATATCAACGGTGTATCCGTTATTGTATGATCCTTTGTTGTCTTCAAAATCACCTCTAGAATAATCAAGCGGTTGTTTGCTGTACGATACAGTATATGATGTTGTACCAGTCATTCCGGCTGATTTTGAAATAAAGAATTCAACATTACCTGATGATGCATTGTATTTTGTAAATGCAGGTACGTTCATTGCTGCTGTAATATTTGAACCAGATGTTAATACAAATGATCTTACTGCAGTTAAATCAGAGCTTGATAAAGCAGTTGCTGCTACATAAACAACGCTGTATCCTGACAATGTTCCTGTATAGTTAGCGTCAAAGTTAACAGATCCAGAACCAGCACTTACGGCAGATGCCGTTGTTGCTAATACTACACTTGAAGTTTCATTGATTGAATAACCAAAACGACCGGTGCCATATAAACCACCTGATGGATCACCTGTAGTTGTTGTAACACCAAACAATGAATCGTCTGCGTTAGTAGAACCAAATGGATCACCTGTTCTGTTGTTGTTGTCATTGTCAAATCCAGGTTGAGCTGTACCATATTTAAAGTCTAAGAAAAATATAAGACCTGATGGCAAGTTCATTGGTTGAACTGATACAAATTCTTTTGCTGCAAATTCAGCAAAAATTCTTCTTACTAATGGAAGCGCAACGCCAGCCCATTCTTCAGATCCAGCTGCAACACCTGTAGATGATGCTTCTTTCACTAGTTGTCTTGCTTGGTTCTCAAGCAATTGAGCCATACCGGCTTTTTCTGTTTCGCCCTTAAGGCCTTCTAATAAACCTGTTCTTTCCCACTTCGAAGCTAACGCTTTAGCGTTGTTTCTTTGTACGAAATCATTGGTTTGTAATAAATTTGAAATACTCATTTTGTTTTTTCCTTTTTTTTAATGTGTTATAATAATCCTGCTAATTTTTTCCAACGATTTGCTAATTCAAATCCTTCGCCTAAAACTTGTCGTGTTGCTGTCGACGGTGCGGTTGTATTTACCGCTCTTGATGCTAAAGATTCTTTAACTACACGCTTTGTTGTTGGTCGCTTAAATGATTCAGCAATTGTTGTAAATACTAATTTTACTTCTCTTGTATTAGTTGCTCTATCAAAATTTTCAATTACTTTCATTTTTTGATTTTCTGACAACTCATAATTACGGAACAATTTGTTTGTATACAAAAGTTTTGCATTTAAAAGATTAACTTCGTTGATAATACTTTTTAATTTTTTTACAGTATTATATGCTTCCGTTAATTTTTCTTCCGTATCTGCTAATTCTTCTTTTGTATCTTCTAGCTCTTCACTTAAATCATCAGTTTTTTCAACTGGTGGTCCATATGGTGAATCGCCTTCTTCTGCTTCACGAAGAATTGCTTCGATGATGTCATCCATGCTTTCTTCGCCTTCTGGTGCCATTTCTTCTTCATACATGCTTTCGTCGGTATCTGCATACTCGTCTACAATTTCTGTGTCCGGAGCCATTTCAGCATCGCCTTCTAATTCTCGAATTATTTCGTCAAGATCTAGATCGTCCATACCTTCGTTGTATTCTGCACCCATTTCTTCGTCAGATGCTGGCTCTTCTTCTGGCATTTCTTCTGGCATTTCGTCCGTCATTTCATCCGACATTTCGTCTTCGCCACCCATTCCAACTGTAAAGTCGTAATCGTTGCCTCCAACTGTTGCAGACAATGAATCGTCTGTCCATGTAAAGTCATCACCTTCTGGTGCCATTTCTTCTCCTGCTGTCGGATCCATTGCTGGGTCTTCTGCTGGCATTTCTTCTTCGCCATCTAATTCATTCTCAATCTGATCAGAAATCATACGTTGAATTCTAGGGGCGAATGCTTCCTGTAATGCAATTTTTGCATTTGCTAGAGCTGTTTGTTTAACTGCATTAGCATCTGCGATTGCTTCTTTTAGCAAATCTGATTTTGCCATTTTTCTCCTTAATTTTGTTTGTTTTGGAAATAAGATTATTTGAAATCTTAATAGAAAATATAAATTATAGACACTATATAGAACGATAGCGTATTTACAATAAATATATGAATGTTTGAAAAAACAGTAAAAAAGTCCTAACTTTTTGCTAGGACTAGTATTTTAATTTAAATTTTAATTAAATTGCGTGTCTATCTCGTATTTTTTGAAAGAATTTTGCGTTAGTTAATTGTTGTCGCTTCTTGATGCTTGGTTTTATAAACTCGGTTAATTCTTTTGTTCTTTCTAAAATTTTAGAATGTTTAATTTTGCGTTTCCATGTTTTTAATGCAAATGATAGATCTTCTCTTGTTGATCCAATAACATTAACTGCATTTGTATTTCCTGGGATAATTGATTGATGGTGTTTTTGCTTTTTGTTCATATAACTGTTTTAAATTGTTCTTTGTTGTGCAGGTCTAGTAGTTTGTTGTTCTCCTCGTACATTAAATCTAAAATGTTTAAGTTCTGGTTTTTGTGCTAGGTAACCTTGTAGTTTTTGTGATTCTAATGCAGGGTCTTGTCCTAATCTATAATAGATATATCCAATACGTCCTGTTTTTGACAATGTGCTTTTAATAATATTAAAACCTTTTTTTGTAGACCATTGTTGTATTTCATCCATCACACTACGAGCTGTTTGTGGATCGCGAACTACATATTCAATACCGCCTCGATAATCTGTTAAATTATTAACTAGTTGAGCTTCGGCTAATTCATCTTCTGATAAACTTACGTCGATTCCTTTTTTTGCAAGTTCTTCAGCTTGCTTAGGATCTTTAGTTGAAATTGTTCCGGTGTTTTGTTCCCGTAATTTAATTTCAGCGTCTGCAACATAAATTACTGAATCTTCTGAGTTTTCATAATCTACATCATATCCTGCAGAATCTGCATAATCAATAAATCGATCAAATTCTTTTATTGGTAATATATAATATACATCGCCCGTTACATCTTTTTTGTATTCTAATTCTCTGCTATGATTTGCCCGTAATATGTCGTCCAATTTTTCGTCATTGATTGAAAATATAATATTGTTAGGATCAGTCATAGTTTTAAATACATGAGCAAATGATTTTGCATCATAAACTTCTTCGCCATATAATTCAATAGTTTCATTATCAAGATTTATGTAAATTTCAGCTCCTTGATGTTTCATATCTAAAATAATAGTGCTATAATTTTTACCAATAGCAGTTCCGCCGCTGATTCGTTTGCCTGACTTTTCTGCCCATGTTGCTGCTTTCTTAACAAGTGCTACTGCATAAGATCCTTTATTTTTAGCAAAATCCATTATGTTGTATGGAACATACGCAGCTTCGTTAAGCCGGTATCCAAAAAAGTCTTTATACATTTGTTTGATTCGAGTCATCATTTTACCTATATATTATAATATTTTTTATTCAAAAATCCAAATTAATTAACATCAAAATAACGATTCAAATGTTGTCCAATATTTTCATAGGCTATGGCCATTCTATCTTGTGCTTCTTTTAATGTAGTAGCTGCATCAGCAAAGTCTTTATAATCTTCATGCATACGTTTGTTGCCTTTTTTATGTGCAACATTTTGCATCCAATCGTCACCTTCTGTCATTATACGATCCGCTCTTTCAACTATATTTTTAACACGTTCACATGTACGTTCTAAATCACCTTTTCCATAAACAGATTCTCCCAATACTGAAAAATTTGCTATTTCTTGCATGAACTGTTGCTTTTCGTCTCGCGTCATTGGAGTCGGTTGATCTTGCATCATTGTTTCTAAAATAAATTTTAAATTTGGAGTTCTCATAATTATATTCTACATTTACCATCATCACATAAAATTGATGTAATGATGCTGTTTACTTTGTTATATTTGTTATTGATGGTTTGTTTACTTGTTGATTCATTCATGTGCGTAGGACGCATAAACGCACCCTGTGTAGATGGATTAGATACGAAGTCCCAACATATTAATTCAAAGTCTTCCTGAACTTCGACGGTGCCTTCACTGCGCAATTCTTTAACTGAGCCTAACCCTCG